CACGTAATAGCAGATTGCACAAAATTTTCTTCCCCGACCCCCTATTTTTTGTGCAAAATGTCAATAGACACAAAATATAGTACCCCCGCCCCATAGGGTAGGGGAGTATAGCAATTTTTGCAATGTATAAAGCAACATATACAATTTAGTATGTGGTATACTATATATAATCCATTAAGACGAAGGGAGGCTATAGTACTATGAAGAAAAAAAAAGTCACGATTAAAATCACTTTAACCGATGATAAGACTACTCTGGACGGTGAGAATTTACCAGAACTGACCGAGGACGACATTATTGACAGTATCAAGGTGCTTGTCGCTCTTGCAAAGACTTTGAATTTTTTACAGTAAACAGTAAGGAGACACGCCAAATGGAAATGCGTAAATTCATTATTGAGATTCATCCGGACGGCACACTGACATGCTGCGAATATGAGGACCCCAAGGATGCCAACAGAGCAGCAACGGACCGTGCATGGTTGGCCGGTTATCAGCAGGCCCTTAAGCATTGTGAAGATCAGGTAGAATACTTAAAGAATTTTAAAGGTATTTGCCGGTCAGCCGATCTTATGTATCAGGGAGCCGAATCCGTTCGTTACGAGGTGTTATCTGCATATCGTGAATACATTAACGCCAAACATTAAGTCGAAACGGCCCGCGGGCCGTCCACCGGGACCGCCCGCCCGGTGTTGATAAGACAGGGCACATATTGAAAGGAGTTATGTTATGGATTATCGTAACAAAAAGAGTGCAACCAGCAAGGGCGCCCGTAAATCCATCATGAGATACGTCAAGCTGCCAGAATTTGAAGGCACGGTGCAGATTGAAGATGGTGAAATGTGGCTGAAATCCGGCAAATATGATGCGCCGTCTGTGTCCGTCAAGATCGACCCCGAGGAGACCATTTCCGACTGGGTTCGCAAGATCACTTTGCGCAATGTTGAGCTGTCCGTTGAGGAGAACGAGAAGGGCTTTCCAGAATTGGTCATCTCTGGCCAGAGCGGCACCGATGATACCGGCGATCTGCCATTCTAAACGGCGGGCGGCCTATGGCCGCCCTTATTTTTTATAGGAGGCCCCATGAAAAGTAAAGATAACAGACTATCCTTGCTGAACTGTGATGACTCCGTGATATATCTTGCATCTGCCATTGTATACAGTGGAGTCACAAACAAAGATGTCGATTTTTTCCGTTCCGAATGGGTAAAAATCATCTTTGACGGTCTTGGCATTGAAATGGACCCTCTGGACTGGTATTATATGATCTTAGATAGGAAGGAGAGACAGAAGCATGGCAGTAGGCGCAGCTAAAGCAAGCGCAACCCTCAAATACAGCTCCGAGCTGTACACTCCCTATGCCTTGGAGTCTTGGCCTGATAATCAGATGCGCAAAGAGTATTCCCGATTGCGTGACATTGCCCAGAAACGTATTAAGCGCCTATCAAAAGACCCCATAAGCGGCACAAGCGACGTTTATAAAGAATTCGCTGGAGGTTTCCCGACGCTAAAATCTATGCGGGGAGACCGTAAAGCATTGGAGCAGGCCCTAGCGGATGTATCGCGTTTTGTGCGCTCCAAAGGCTCCACCGTTGGCGGTGCGCGTGCTGAGTTCGAACAAAAAATGAAAGTCGGTGGCATTGACATTGCTGACGTTCCCGAAGATCAATACATAGCCCTGTCTGAGTGGTGGGAGATCGTTAAAGCGTCGGGCGTGTATTACTATCCGTCTGACCAGCCGGTCATGTACTGGCGCGAGAAAGGCGGCTACAACGTCAGTATTGACGATTTTGTAAAGTGGCAGCAAGGTGAGGTCAATTATGGCAAAGAGTGGGACTATAGCGAGGGGAGCAGTTCTGCCGACCTGCGCGGAGGCTTTGGTGGAGGCTTGTGACTACAATCCGGTCCCCTGGCTCATGGAGCACTTGGACAGGAAGCACACTAAAGGCAAAAAGCGCAAAACGAACAAGAAGCGTTTGTATGTTGATATGCCGTGCGCGTTTGATATTGAGACAAGCCGCGTGTGTGTTGACGCCGACGACAACCCCCACACCATTATGTATATCTGGCAATGTCAATTAGGTCTGGATATTACCATTATCGGCAGGACGTGGGACGAGTGGTTGAACTTTACGGGGGCGATCAGCGATTATTTACAGGCGAACAGCGGCCCTCAAGGTAACTGGTTTTTGTGTATGTATGTCCATAATCTCGCCCATGAATTTCAATACTTATCGGGTGTTCTGGATTTTGGCCCGGGCGATGTGTTTGCCAGCAAGCCCCGCCGGGTCTTAAAATGTGACAACCGAGCTATTGAATACCGATGCAGTATGCGTCATAGCAACTTGTCCCTTGATGCTTGGGGCAAGCAGCTGGGTGCACCTCATGCCAAATTGACCGGTACACTCGATTATTCAAGAGTGCGGTATCCCTGGACTCCCCTGACATCTACAGAATTAGCGTATTGCATCAACGATGTTCGGTGCATTGTGGAGTGCCTGTTAATCGAGATGAAGCGAGACGGTGACGACCTGTATACAATACCATTAACGCGCACCGGCTATGTTAGACGGATGGCCCGCGAAGCAATGTATAAATGGGGCATTAAAAAAGCCAAGCGCCTACTGCCATCATGGGACCTATACCAGATGTTGCGGGAAGCCTTCCGAGGCGGCGACACCCACGCCAATCGGTATTATGTTGGGCTCCATCTGGAAAACGTCGGATCCGTGGATATGTCGAGTGCATACCCAGCCGTACAATGTGAATGCTACTTCCCGATGACTCCATTTAGGCAGGAGCCGGCCACTGTCGAACGGCTGATGCAATGTATGAGACACGGCAAGGCGTGCTTAATTCGCTTGCAACTAAAAGGTCTACGCCAGCGCTTTAAGTGGTGGGGGTTTCCGTATATCCCCCTTGCGAAGGTCCGGCACTGTGAAGGATACATAAACGACAATGGCCGGCTGTTGTCTGCTGAGCATCTCGAGATCACAATAACAGATATTGACTTTAGAATCATTGCAAAAGAATATGATTGGGACGCTCTTAACGTTCTGGACCTTTACACATCTGATTATGGCAGATTGCCTAAACCGTTGACGGATTGTGTAAAAGAGAGCTACGCCGGCAAGACATCCCTTAAAGGCGTAGCCGGTCAAGATTTGTATTATGTCAAAGCCAAGGGCGATCTTAACAGTTACTATGGTATGACCGCGCAGGACCCCTTGCAGCTGGACACACTTTTTGACGAGGACGACCCCGACAATCTTTGGAGCGAATGCACCGACGACCCAGAGGGCAGTTATAACGATCACCGCCCTCATTTGTATCTCCCGTACCAATGGGGCGTATGGACTACTGCCCATACTCGCAAGCGCCTTAAAATAGCGCAGTGGGCCGCGGGCAAGAATGGCGTGTACTGCGACACCGACAGTGTCAAATATATGGGTAGTATTGATTTGTCGGAGTTTAACAAAGCCGTAAAGCAGCTCGCAAAAGACAATGGCGCTTGCGCTACAGACCCCAAAGGCAACACTCATTATATGGGCGTATACGAGCAGGAGCGCAGCTATGCGGAGTTTATGACGTGGGGCGCTAAAAAATACGCAACTACCTATAAAAAAGGCGGGCCGATCACTACTACCATAGCAGGAGTCAGCAAGCGGAAGGGCGGTCTAGAGCTGGCCCTGTGGGGTGGTTTTGAAGTGTTCAAACCTGGATTCACTTTTTGTTTTGCGGCAGGCAATCAGGTTATCTATAATGACCGCCCCAATGTGCCCGATTTTGTGGTTGACGGGCATACGGTACACATCACAAGAAACCTGTGTATTTGTGATAATACCTATACGTTGGGTATTACTGACGAATACGCAAAGATATTAGGGTACAAGATTATGGAGGTTATCTGATGATTAAACTGTACACCGATGAAGGTTGGCCGAACTTTTCCGAGAAGGACGGCATCTTGTCAACTGGGGCACCCATTATTTTTATATGGGGCGGACGTGGCACCGGAAAGACCTATGGAGCGCTAAAGCACGTCCACCAGACCGAAGAGGAATTTCTGTATTTGCGTCGCACGCCACAGCAGGCGGAACTTATTTGTGCATCACCCAGTATGTGGCCGTGGTCTCCGTTGAACGACGATCTACAAACGCATTATGCCCCGTTCAAATTGCCCAAGATAGCGGGACTATATGAAGTGGGCAACGCAGGAGCCTACACGGATACAGGAGCGCCCATTAAACCAGCCAAGATGTCGGGCGTCGTGGGAAGTGTGGTCACTCTGGCTCGCACCCGTGGTTTTTCAAGTCCTCATACCAACATAATCATTTTAGACGAATACCAGAAAGAAGAATCCGACTATTACCGACGCGGCGAGGGCGTGGGCCTTGCCAACATTTATGAAACGGTCAACCGTAACCGCGAACTGCAAGGGCAAAAGCCCTTGACGCTGTTGTGTATGTCAAACGCTGTTGGCATGGCAAACCCCTATTATATGCAATGGGAGATCACAGACACAGTAGAAAAGATGATCGGGACTAAAGAGCGCGTAAAGCTGCTTGCTGATAAAGGCATTTTGCTGATTGATCTTGTCGATAGTCCCATCTCAAAGGAAAAAGCAAATACGGCCCTCTATAGGTCCATGACCGGCACAGACTTTTACAGATCAGCTATTGAAAACCAATACAGCGCAGAAGAAAAGAGTTTGGTTGTGTCCCGGCCCCTCAGGGAATACTACCCGCTTGTACAAATTGGCCGGTGCTGCATCTACGAGCACAAGAGCAAGCCGTTATACTATGTTTGCCGTCACAGATCGGGCGAGATGCCCACTTACGGCACCGGCGACTATGAGCGGAAACGTTTTAGGGCCGCGTATGGGTACATCTGGCCCGCGTACTTGCAGCGGCAACTTGAATTTGAGCGGTACTCGGATGAAATTTTCTTCCGCGAGTATTGCGGTACTTGACTTTTTACGCAGTTGTTATATAATAAAGTTAATCCCCGGTGCCCACAGGCAGCCCCCAGAAGGGGCGGGCAGGCGTCAGCCAGCGCAAGAACCGGGGATTTACTTGTACCTGCAAGGAGGTGCTCATATGGATGCTAATACTGTGATACAGGCTATTTCTAACGTTGGTTTTCCCATTGCCGCGTTCTTGCTGATGTGGTATCAGTGTAACACCGTGGTTAAGGAGAATACCGCGGCTATTACTGAAATGCGACTCGCTCTGGACGAGATCAAGAAGGAGAGCTAACTTATGGGTTGCTATATCATTTTTGCCCAAGCGATCACAAACGAACGTGCGTTCCTGCTGGCTGATTTGTGCGCTCGTTTGAGTATCGGCTATTATAGCGACTGGGCAGACGTTGCTCACACGCGGCAGTGCTGCGCAGTGGGCCCCGTCACCAAAGGAGACAAAGACCAGGTCATTAAATGCCTGGCGCATGACACATACGTTGTAATGGAGGCGACTAAAGTTGAGAATCAGTGAAAAAGCGGCCCTCGCTATGGCCGGATACACCAAAGCAGAGATCGAAGCAATGGAGAAGCCCCAGCCCGCGCCGCAGCCTGCTCCGCAGCCCGCTCCCCAGCCCGCGCCGCAGCCTGCTCCGCAGCCCGCTCCGCAGCCCGCACCGCAGCCCGTCCAGCAGTACGATGGCCTTGAGACCCTGTTGCAGCAGCTTTTGCAGGGTCAACAGACGACAGCGCAGGCAATGCAGACTATGACCCAGACGTTGCAGGCAAACGCGCTGGGCCTTGGCATCCAGCAGCAGCCGACGGCAGATGCCGCCACTGTGACGGCCCGAATTATCGACCCGACCTATGGAAAGGAAGTGAAGTAATATGCCCCTTGGCATGGATTTTGCGGACATTGCCGCCATTTTGACCGAGATCAACAAACTGGCCACGGGCCAGACACCAACGTCGCCCATCGTGGATACGTCTAGTTTCGTTTCCGTGGCGCAGGCCACTTTGCTGACCGGCACCGACAACTACACCAAAGCGATCAGTCAGGTGCTAGGCAATACCATTTTTGCCGTACGGCCCTACGATGCCCCGCTCAAGCGCTTGCAGGTCACGGGCGACGACTGGTCCAACCATGTGCGGAAGATCAATTTCTGCGACACGGACCCCGTCACAGACGAGGCGTGGGCGCTGGAGGACGGACAGAGTGTCGATATGTACGAAGTCCACAAACCTAAAGTCCTTCAGACAAACTACTACGGCCAGACCAACTACAGCCGCGTGTACACCCAGGCAGACACCCAGATGGAAGCGGCCTTCAAGGGCCCCGAGGAACTGGCGCAGTTCTGGTCCTCGTTCGTGCTGCATCTGTCGAATCAGATCGAGGCCGACCGGCGCAACCTCGCAAACAACCTGATGGCCAACCATCTGACCGGCATGACTGCGACCAGCCCGCACAGTGTTGTGTATCTGCTCGATGAGTACAACTCCCAGCAGGGCACCAGCCTGACGGTGAAGGACGCCTACAAAGAAGCGAATTTTCCTGGTTTTGCAAAATACGCCTATGGCCGAATCAACGATATCTCCCGCCTTATGAAGGAGCGGTCGACCAAATGGCATCAGAATTGGACTATCGGCGGCACGACGTACAACATCATGCGCCACACTCCGTATGATCGTCAGCACCTCTATTTGTACAGCGGCACGCAGAGCCAGATCGACGCCCGCGTGATTCCCGAGGTGTTCCATGACAACATGCTGAAATACCGCGATGCCGAGCAGGTCACGTTCTGGCAGGACCTCAAAAACCGTGAGACTATCTCCGCGACGCCTGTTATCACCGATAATACTGGAAAGGCATCCAAACATGACGCGGTGCAGCTGACCAATGTGTTCGGTTGTCTGTTGGACTGGGATGCCATCGGGTACACTCCGAAGCTGTCTCGTGTGGTCTCGACTCCCATGAACGCCCGCGGCCTGTATACAAACTTCTGGTATCACTACGGTTGGTCGTGGTACGATGACTTCACCGAGAACGCCGTTCTGTTCCTGATGACCGCCGGCGACGTCTCCGCGCCCAGCTCGGGCAAAGAGGCCAGAGCCTCCACCCTGAAAACTACCACTCATAAGGACGCGGACCCATCTAAGTCCTGACCAGCACCGGCGGGCATCTGCCCGCCGGTTATTTTTATAGGAGGTGCAAAATGCAAGCTACCTTTTATCAGTTTGCAAAGCGCACAAATAGCACAAAGCGGCCCAGCGGTGGGCAGGGGTTTGGAATTGACCTTAAAGCCCCTTGTAATATCATTGACCCGGAGATCAACATTGCAACCCAGAGCGACCCCACCGGGTACAATTATTGCTACCTCCCCACATTCAGCCGGTATTACTGGGTGAAGAACTGGACATATTCGGACGGGCTTTGGAATGCGTCGCTGACTGTTGACACGCTTGCAAGCTATCGCGACCAGATCGGCAATTCCACTGAATACGTTGTGAGATCTTCCGCCAAATATGACCCTAAAATCGTAGATAATTTGTATCCGACCAAAGCAACGATTAGCACGAGAACCATCTATACAAATTCTACACCGTTTACGGACGACCCGGAAAATGGTGGGCAAGGATTCTTCGTTGTGGTGGTCAATGCACCCGGGTATGTGTCTTTTGGCGGCGCCATTTATCTTGCAATGAGCGGGACCACATTTCAAAAGCTGATGGCGGCTCTTTTACAAAATACGGATTACTTGAATATCAGTGCGGACGAAATCAGCAGCAACTTGACTAAAGCGTTGTTTAACCCTATTCAGTACATTTCAAAAGCGTTTTGGATACCGTGTGGCAATGCCGCTATTGGTACTCCAATCACTGAAATTCCCGTCGGTTGGTGGAAACTGCAGAATATTGGGAATGCTTATGTCATAGCGAATAATAATGACAAGCAGGTATTCACGTTTAGCATTTATACCCCTCATCATCCGCAGCACATTACAAGAGGAGTTTATACAGACGGGGCCCCCTATTCCGAGTACACGTTGTATTGTCCGCCCTTTGGGGAAATTAAATTAAATGCAAACTTGTTTGTACTGCAAAGTACATTGCATTGCCGCTTAACTGTTGACTACCGCACAGGCGACGCAATACTGGACTTGTCATTTAATAAAGATTTTAACACTATCTTTTTCTCCACGTCAAGCAACGTCTCGGTACCTGTACAGCTGGCACAGATCGCCACCAATGTAGATGAATTGGCAAGCCTTGGCGGACTAGTTCAAACCGCCGTTGGTGCCATTGCCGGCGGTATTGAATCCTTTTTTGGCGGGGGCGATATTGCCAACGGTATCGCCTCAGGTGCCCAGCAGATGACCGTTTCGAGTCAATCTAAAGGAGGAGGGGCCAGCGTCGCAAAATATGGCATCACGCCATATTTAACAGGGGCTTTTTATGATCTTGTCGACGACAACAACGAGCACCACGGTCGGCCCCTGTGTCAGCGGGTGCAACTGTTCAGTATCCCGGGGTTTATCATGGTGGACGACCCTGACATTGCGCTGCCCGCAACAGCCGCCGAGATTGACAGCGTTAAAAGCTATATGAGAAATGGATTCTTTTTAGAGTAGGAGGCGTAAACAATGGCAGTATATAAACAGTGCATTACTGATGTATCACCGATCAGAGTGACCGCCGGTTATCCTGCGTACTCTGACGGCAGCCCTCACCGGGGCATTGACACCGTCCACGGAGACCATAAAGCCTACGCGCCCGAGGCGGGCACCGTGGTAGTGGCCCAGCATTGGAATGGCAGCACCTCGGGCGACCAGTCATGGGGCAATATGATTAAAGTGCGAATGGCCGACGGCACGACATGGCGAGCCGCACACTTTGCCTCGCAGATTTGGAACGTGGGAGATACCATCACAAAGGGGCAGTTTATCGGCACCCAGGGAGAGACCGGCAACGCAACGGGCATTCACACACACTGGGAATATGCCGATGCAGCCGGAAACCTGATGGACCCTGCCGGCATTATCAGGATCCCGAATCAGGTGGGCACTTGGGACGTCGAATGGGACTCCGGCGGAGGCCCTGGCCCGGGTCCCGGGCCGTGGCCTACTGGCAAATTGCCGGTATGGTTGCTGTTTAAGATGGCGAAGGGAGGTCGGCTGTTGTGAGTGCTCCCTACAGCTACGAACAGATTAACGCCCATGTGTCGCCGGTGACTCCCTCCGTGATGCACACAAAAGGAAATAGCCTGTCCTATTATTTCCGCAAGTATCTATTTCTTGAGGCCGTGTCTATGGTACGATGGACGCTCCCCGACACGTGGCCCAGTAACCGCTTGCAGTATCTGGTCTTTGGCGCGGGCGGTGTTACGGTGTTTAAAACTGACCGTTATGGCATGGTATATGACAGAATGGGACTGACCGGCATTAACATTTTTTACAATCCCACACACTCCATTATTGCCAACCCTTTTATTAAAGGGTCCCATTATTTGCAAATCGGGAAACAATGCGAAATCATCAATTTACAGCCCGATTACCGCGGGATGGTTGATATTGTGGCATATTACGGGGACCTGATGGCACTTGCCGCCCAGACCATCCAGAGCAATTTAATCAATAGCCGCCTTGCCTATGTGTTTGCCGCCGGCAACAAGGCCGGCGCAGAATCTTTTAAAAAGATGTTTGACCAGATCATGCAGGGCGACCCCGCGGTATTCGTTGATTCGTCTTTGCTCAAAGCACCCAAAAATGGGGCATCCGGGCAAGCCCCTTGGATGTATTTTGCAACCGACCTTAAAGGGAACTTCATCACAAACGAATTGCTTACAGCCCTTAAAACCATTAAAGCGCTGTTCGATACGGAAGTTGGCATTCCGAACACAAATACCAGCAAGAAAGAACGGATGCTGACCGATGAAGTTAATTCTAACAACGTTGAAACAGCCGCTAAGGCGTCGCTCTGGTTGGACAACTTGCAGCGCGGTTGTGAGCGGGTGCACAAGCTGTTTGGAATTGACAAATCTACTTTGTGGGTAGATTGGCGTTTTCCGCCCAATACTGGCGCACAGGAGGTGAATAACGATGCAAGCAACCTTGAGCTTTAACGGGTTATTGGCAGGTTATCCGGAACTGTTCGACGATTTAAAAGTTCCCGATAGTGTATCTAAAAATACTGTCTGCAATCAATTACTGTTTGATACACTGGAATTAGAAGTATTGTATGCGGACGGCCCCACGATGCGCAGGGCACTGGGAGTCTATTCTGAAACCATGCTGCCGAGCTGGACCCGGTACGCTGAGGCCCTGGGCCTTGAATACGACGCTTTGGCGTCCGATGACCGAACCAGAACAACCGACCACTCAGGGACCGGCACCGGCACAAACGGCGTCAAGGGAACGACAACCAGAGTGCCGAACTTGACCACCACTGGCCAGAATAACGGCAGTGACAGCACTACCCGGGATGTTACGGGTTTTGACAGCGGGACATTGCAAACCGCAGAGAGGAGCACTACGGCCCTCGGTACTGGGAACACCATTACCAGCAGCGGTACGGATACGACCACAACCGATCAGACAACCACCTCGGAGTCGCACGACGGCTACAACGATACCGTGACCGAGAAGGGCCGAGCAGGGCGAGACCCTCAAGACCTCATCGAAAAAGAGTTGACCCTTGCAATGGAAAATGCAGTTCATAAAATCGTTATGGACATCCGGGCTAACTTTTGCCTGCTGGTATATTAAGGAGATGCAATTATGAGTGTCAATCCTATTCACAAAGCACCCTACACCAATTTCCATGACCTCAATCTTGATTGGATTATTGAGGTTTTGAATGAGTTTAATACCAAACTGACGGATTTCGTCAGTTTGGCCACAATCAAGTACGCGGACCCCATCCAGTGGGACATCACTAGCCAGTACGAGGCTAACACCGTTGTAGTGGATAGCAACGGCAACGCATATCTGTCAGTGCGGCCGGTGCCGTCCGGTGTTTCTCTGGACCGCTCAGAGTACTGGACCAAGATTGGTAATTTCGACGAGCTGTGGGCTGATGTGAAACGGGCCATTACTCCCCTCGACGAGGGCCACAGCCCCACCGCCACAGCCGATAGAGCTGTCAACGATCTTGTCTGGGTCAATGGGGCGCTGGTGCGCGTCACAAAAGCAATGACCGCCGGTGACGCCTACGTGCCCGGCTCTAACTGCGTGAGCAGCTCCACAAATGAAGTCTTGCATTACCTTATCACGGCATTTAATGATGGCCTGAGCGCCGAGCAGACGGCCCGGGAAGAGGCCGACACAAAGCTCCAGACGGCTATTGGAGCGGAGACAACGGCCCGGGAGAACGCCGACACGAAGCTCCAGACGGCTATTGACGCGGAGAAAACGGCCCGGGAGAACGCCGACAGCGACCTTCAGACAGCCATCGACACTGAGAAACAGACCCGGGAGGATGCCGACAACCAGCTACAAAATAGCATCAATCAAATGCAGACATATGTGTCGGCACCGGGAGCAGGTATTAAAGCTAACGACCAGAGTGCAGCAGCACAAAATACATCGACGCTACAACAGCTGTTGGATGCCGGAGAAACAGTATATTTTCCAAGCGGAACGTATTATATGTCGGCAGCCCTATATATGAAGAGAGGTTGCGGAATAATCGGCGAGAACATGCGTGACACCGCCCTTATATGGACTACCGCCAGCAATGGAATTATTTACGACCTCGAGTACAAGGCCCCCAATACATACGATGACATTTATTTTACGATTCGTATCGAATCGATGGCGCTTTATGGAGTAGGGGCCCTCAACGGGGCAGGATCTGGCATTTATATCCGTAACAAAACATGGATGGTCACGGCAAACCAAAATCACGAAGAATATCGCAAGATCAAAGGCGATTCCTATGCGCTGGAGTGCCGCAATAGTGTTATCAGGGACATTATCGTCTCTGGGTGGTCCATTGGCATCAATTCGAGCTTATATATTGCATATGTATCCATTATCAACGCTTTTGTGGATACATGCGATTTGGGAATCGACGCAAAATTTTCTGATTCGGAATTATGTAATATTGTAGTGACTTTTTGCTATAATGGCGTTTTGTGCGAAACCGAGGCAAACAAATGGTGTAACCTGGCGATTAAGATGAACGGATGGCGTGCATCTTATGATGCTACGCACACCATTACGGGCTCGATCGCTTTGCATTTGTATCACGCAAAACGTGAACTATTTTGCAACACTGAGGTACAGGAGAGCTACGCTAACGGAGTTGTTGTAGAACAATCAAGTAACAACATCGTGTTTTCTGGACTGCTGCTCGATGCAAATGGATTTAAAGTTCCTGTAGGAACAGAGGCGAATAATATTGGCGCACAAATATTGGGAGGTTGCTACAATATTCGGGGCACGATCCTTGCTACAAACAAAAATGATACAAAATGTCAGCGCGTCGGCATTTATGTATCACACGATTGTGGCAATATTGATCTCCAATATGCCGAATATGAACAACAGATCAGCGCATGGACCCTTGGACAGAATACTTGCCGCAGCATCACGACGGCAAGGATCAACAACATTACAAAGATTACAGCAACCAACTTTACAAACATGGTTGATGCAAGTTTTGCGTCTTTTGATGGCAGGCATTTGCATATTGCAATTCACGGCTATTTCATCAATAATGTCCCTAAAGGCAGCACATTTTCAGTTGCGCCCGCGTTTGGTGATATACCTTTTGCAAGTCTCCCCGGTAACGTTTACAGAGATATTTATCTGTATAATTCCACTGACAACGAACTTGTTCCCGCATCCTATGATAACACTACCGCAAGTGTTATCATTCAAGCCCCTGTACCAACAGGTAAACAAATCAACTGTGAGATCACTTTTGATATGCTTTAATATCTAGGAATAGTTCCTATTTTGTGCCCTCTCCCCTACCCTATGGGGCGGGGGTACTATATTTTGTGCCCTCTCCCCTACCCTATGGGGCGGGGGTACTATATTTTGTGTCTATTGACATTTTGCACAAAAAATAGGGGGTCGGGGAAGAAAATTTTGTGCAATCTGCTATTACGTG